GAGCAAAACAACAGTTGGCTAACTACGGCTGTTTGAGCTACCGCCAGAGAAATCTAGAGTAGGGGGTACCGGCTGACCGCCTCCGTGTTATGATACAATCTCTTTTAGTTAGTGTGCGAACAGGACTCAGATAAAGTTCATCGTTGCAATTTGCCTGTACTAGGTAAATTGTGACTGAAGGATCTAGATAAAGCTAAGAAACGCAACTATAATCATAGTAAGTTTCAAAGTTATCAAGGTAGAAAGAAAAGCATGAGCGCGAGCGAAATGCAGATGTCGCAGACATCTTAAAAGAATGGCAATCCTGACTTTTTAGTAGTTTCCATATTGTCTTTGATGATCTTGTTGATGATATCCCTTTCCTGTTCTGAAAGTTCTAATGCTTCACCATAAGTCAACCCACCACGCATATACCAACACATACGCAGTGCTTCATCTTTAAAGGCTTTTGATTCTTTATCGTATTGTTCGAGCAGACCAACGATAGCTTCGTTATCTAGAGTCAAAAGCCTTGACCGAAAAAACTTGCGTAGTCAAACTCCACGGACAGTTTAAATTCGTTTTCACAATCGGTACATTTGACATCTAAAGGTCTGATGCCCACTGTCTGGGCAAATTCAGTGATCAGCTCTTGTATGCGTCTCAGCACGCTGGAATCTGAATTCAGATAATATTCTTTGATAAAAGCTGGATCTCGAACCGCAGTACCGTCTTCTGTGGTAATGCTTTCTGTGCAGGCCGTGATGTTGTCGATGTTTAAGTTGACCATTTTCTTAAGATGTTCATCGTATCTGACTTTTCTCACTTCTGGATCGATATCTGGATCAGCTAGGGTCTGTACTAGTTTTTCTTCTTCAAACGTCATGTTGCCGGCTTTGCTGACCTGTAGGTAAGGCATGGGTCTGAGTTTGACAACTAATCCATCTTTGGTAGTCAGTACTTTTGAATAGTCGGGCATCTTGATCCCTGCCAAGACATCTGTGAGATTGATATCGTAATCGTGTTCTTCGTTGCAGCTAGGACATTTTGATTTTACACCCATGTTTGACCCGTAGCTGGCGATACGTATAGCGATCAATGTTGAGTCAACATCTACGCTGGGCATGCTCCATGCATCTTTGATATTTGGACAACAGCTTTGTATGACATCTACTACACTGGTGCCGTTGATCAGTGCGTCTGGTGTGCGCAGCGTGATCTCATCTTTGGTAGTCATTGGGTAAACTGGCAATTCCCCAGTGACTGGCAGTTCTAATGCACCTTCTTTCCAGTATTTTCCACCGCTGGTTAACTTGATATACAGCGCAGGCTGTCTAAAGTGCTTAGACAGGGGGTTATTGACAGTGACTTGATCCATGGTTTTATTTCCTATAAATATAATTGATATACCTAAATATTTATCGGTAAAAACCCATGGATGAAAAAGAAACACAAGATCTAATAGATGCATTCAAAAAGCACATCGAATCGATAGGCGGAGATTTTGACAAACTACGTCAAAATTTGAAATTAAATCTCAAAGATGAAAAAGCAGTACGACAACATCTGGCTAGTTTAGGCCTGGCTCTTGACAAGACTGCTAGAGAGTGGAGAAAGAGCGGCAAAGAGATAGAAGACAGCATCCAGAAATACAAAAAACAAATCAAAGACGGTACCTTAACGGTCGAAGAACTCAGCGACTATTTAGAAGTTCTACGTAAAGACATCAATAGAACCTCTGATCAAAGCAAGAAATCTCTGTTGATGCAACAAAAAGCTGATCTTGAAAGAATCAACTTAGAAAATGTTCGTAGCAAGGCATTTAAAGAAGCTTCAGGCAGTTTAGTTGGTATTCTCGCCGGAGGGCTTGCTAAGAGTTTTACCAGTGCAGCCCGTACCGCGATGTCGACCGGTGATGCGTTAGAAACAGCTGGCGCATTCATGACAGGTCAGATAGACATGATGAATCAAGGTGCGCAAGCTGGAGCAACAGCACTGCAACAAGTTGGTGCAGCTGGTATGGCCGCTGGTGGAACATTTAGACTAGCAGGAATAGCCGCATCTATAGCAGGTGAGGCATTGTCGTTTTTAGGAAATCAAGTAAGTGAGCTAGCCAAAGCCGGCATCAGCTTTATGATTTCTCAGACTAAGAAGTTAGTCGACGGATTTACACAATTATCAAACGCTGGTGCGATCTATGCCGGCGGCATGATGGAACAGATCAGCACAGCACACTCTGCTGGGCTAACCATGGATCAGTTTAGCAAAGCCGTATCAAACAACAGTTCTTTACTATCAAAAACCGGTTTAGGTGTAGGTGAAGCCAGCAAGAAAATGTCTGCCGCTATGGCCGCAGGTGGTAAATCTGCACGTGAAGGTATGTTTGCTCTTGGCATGTCAATGGAACAACAAGCCGATGCGTATGCACAGACCATGTCGATCATGGCAGGACCAACAGGTAAACTCAAAGCCAGCAATGAAGAAGTAGCCGCAGCAACAGCAGCCTATGCACAAAATTTAAAGATAGTTTCAGCGATAAGTGGTGAAGATGCTAAAGCCAAACAGGACAAACTACGCCAAGAAAACGATACACTACAATTCAATCAAAAACTTGCGGCCATGAGTGGACCTCAGCGAGAAGCATTAAACGCTGCTATGATGAACATGAATGAATCACAACAACGTGCTCTACGTGAACGCATGGTTTATGGTACCCTTATCAGCAAAGATCTCGCTATCGCCGAAGCAACAAACTCAGGTGCACGCAAGGCTAACGAGGCATTTTATAATGCAGTGCAAGACGGTTCGATTAGCGCAGAAAAAGCCAGACAGATACAAGCAGCAAATGCCGATGAAACAAGAAAAGCCGCATTAGAGCAAACAGCATTGGCTATGTCACAAAGCGAAGGGGCAGTAGCATCATCTAAAGTTCAAAATGACTTTTTAAAAACAGCCAATCAAAATACCGAAGAAGCTAGAAAAGCTGCAGAGGAAGCAATCAAAAAACGTCAAGCAGATGGAGCCAAAGGCAAAGGTGGACCAGAAGTTGATGTCATGCAGATGCAACAAGATTTTGCTGTCAAGATAGAAGACATCGCTAGAAACAATCTGCCAAAATTTGCCACAGCATTAACTGAAACCATGAGCCAGATTGAAAAAGCTGTAGCTTCATTGGCTAATCTTGGTGCAGAAACTCCTGGCATGCTCGGTGGTATTTTGAGTGGTGTCATTAGTACTATATTACTTGGAGTACTACCTCCTTTAATTAAAGGGATGCTATCTGCTAAGGGTGCTGGTACTGGGTTTGGTGATATTGGTACAGGCGGTGGTGGTGGCGGAAGTCCCAAAGGATCCGGCGGAGGTGGACTAAGAAAAAACAGCGCAGGACAGTGGATCAACGAAAAAGGACAATTTGTCAGCAAGGCTGAAGCAGCTGCGGCTGAAGAATCAGGCATGTTGAGCAAAGCTGGAGGTATGTTAGGCAAAGCCGGCAAATATGCAGGAAGAATTGGCGGAGTCGTAGCAGTTGGCTCAGCACTGTACGAAGGATACCAAGGGTATAACGCGGCCAAAGAAGCAGAAAAATCAGGTGCCATGACACATCAACAAGCTGATGCTGCCAAAGGCAAGGCTGTAGGTGGTGCTACAGGTGGTGCGGCCGGTGGTGTAGGTGGTGCCTATCTTGGTGCGGCAATTGGTACTATGATATTCCCAGGCGTAGGCACTGTTATTGGTGGACTACTCGGCGGACTTGCAGGTGGTGGATTAGGTGAAGCCGCAGGTGGATTCCTAGGTGAACATGCTGTTGGAGCACCAAGTCCAAAAAAACAACCAACACCAGGAGCTGCAGTGCCAGCCACACAAGCTGAATTACACGAACAGGCCGAAGAGTTTAGCAAAGCTGTGGGTAACCCAGTGCCAACCAAAACAGAAAATGACAGTGTGGTAGCGGCACTGCATCTGAACAACAAACTACTTCATGACATAGCAAGTACACTGGACATGCAGAAGAAATACACATCACAATTAGTGCAGCTGTCTGCTTAACGGCTATAAATAGTGTATCAATTGAGAGATTAACTTATGGCATGGAAAAAGTACTTTAAGACGGCAAACACCAGCGGCATGATGAGCCCGATCGGTAATAGTAGTAACTTACCGGATCCAAAATTTTCAAACTATGCTAGTCAACTGCCAGAAGTCTACATCGGCCATCCAAATAGAACTGAACGCTACAACCAATATGAACAGATGGACATGGACAGTGAAGTCAATGCTGCTCTAGACATCATAGCTGAATTCTGCACACAGCCAAATATCGAAAATGGTACAGGCTTTGACTTATTCTTCAAAGAAGATCCGACAGACAACGAAGTTAAAATACTCAAAGACCAATTACAACAATGGGTTAACTTGAACGACTTCAACAAGAGATTGTTTAAATTATTCCGTAATACCATCAAGTATGGCGATCAAGTATTCCTGCGTGATCCAGAAACATTCAAACTGTTCTGGACAGAAATGTTCAAGGTTACCAAAGTCATTGTCAATGAAGCTGAAGGCAAGAAACCAGAACAATACGTTATCAAGGATCTAAACCTCAACTTCCAAAACTTAACTGCTACAGCATTGAGTTCAAGCGATACATTTATCAATCATCCACAAGTTGGTGGTCCTAGCGGTAGTTATGTACAACCACAAACACCTTACAGCGGTGGCAGTCGTTTCAGTCATGCTAAAAATGAAGCAGTGATCAACGCAGAACACGTGGTGCATGTTAGCCTGACAGAAGGTTTAGATTTAAACTGGCCATTTGGTAATTCAGTATTAGAAAGTATCTTTAAGATCTTTAAACAAAAAGAACTGCTGGAAGATGCCATCATCATTTACCGCATACAACGTGCTCCGGAACGCAGAATCTTTAAGATTGACGTAGGTAACATGCCTACACACATGGCCATGGCCTATGTTGACCGTGTTAAAAACGAAATCCATCAACGCAGAATTCCTACACAAACACAAGATGGAAAAAACATGATGGATGCCACTTATAATCCATTAAGTACCAATGAAGACTACTTTTTCCCAACTACAGCAGACGGTCGTGGATCAACAGTTGAAGTATTTCCGGGCGGTACTAATCTGGGTGAAATCACAGACTTGCGTTACTTTACCAACAAGATGTTCCGTGGCCTACGCATTCCCAGCAGTTACTTGCCAGCACCAAACGATGGTGAAAGTGAACGCACATTCAGTGATGGTAAAACCACAACTGCATTGATCCAAGAATGGCGCTTTAATCAATACTGTATGCGTCTACAAAAACTAGTGGTAGAAAAACTAGACCAAGAATTTAAGATGTTCATGCGCTGGAGAGGCATCAACATTGATAGTAGCCTATTTGAATTGCGTTTAAATGAACCACAAAACTTTGCCAAGTATCGCCAAGCTGAAATTGATGCGGCACGGATACAAGCCTACACACAATTAGAAGCTATTCCTTACTTGAGCAAACGATTCTTGCTAGAACGTTACTTGGATCTCAGCGAAGAAGAAATGCAACGCAATGATGAATTATGGGCACAAGAAAACGGATCTGCAGAAGATACCACAGCTCCAGCGGCTGGTTTACGTAACGTAGGAGTAACATCGGCGGGCCTACAGCAAGATACTGATTCTCTCACTCCACTACCGGGTGCTATGGAAACACCACCTCCAGGTGCTGGCGGAACAGAAGATGCAGGTGCTCCTAACAGCCAAGCTGCCGCACCAGGCGCCGCTGGTAGCCTAGCTTCTTAAGATTTTTGGTAAATAAACGTATGAATATCCTTGAAATCTTTGAACCCACTCCAGACGGCTATCGCTCTGAAAAAGACGATAATACTGCTCTGAAATTAAGCGATATCCGCAAGACCAAGCTGACTCTAAAACAACTGAACAGACTGCGTGTGATGAACGATATACGCAAGTTAGAGCATGAACAAAAGCTAACAGGTGTACGCAAGCAGTATAAAGCCCCAGCTGCTGAAGTACCGGCGATGTAGTTATCAAGTCAAAACGAATCAAAAAACTAGCATTTAACCCCATTTTGTAATAAATCTGTTAAATATATAAACATAACATACCTCACAGTGTACGTTTCAACCGAATTAATATATTAATTTTTTAAGGAGTTCTTAAATGAGCAACAAATACGAACAATTAGTTGAATTCATCATTAACGATGAAACAGACAAAGCTCGTGAACTTTTCCACACGATCGTTGTAGAAAAATCACGTGATATCTATGAAAGCCTAATGGATGAAGACGATTTAGATGAAGTTGGTGGCAATCAAGTTAAAGGCCTAGTAGACGAAATCGCTCTTGACGAAGAAGGCATCAGCGAAGAAGAAGAATTCAGTGACGAAGAAGAATCAGAAGAAGAAGACGGTGCTTTTGATCATGAAGAAGGTCACGAAGGTGATTCAGAAGAAGCTGAATTAGAAGATCGCGTTGTTGATCTTGAATCAGCACTAGACGAATTAAAAGCTGAATTTGACGCACTAATGGCTGGCGAAGAGCACGAAGAAGAAGCTCACCCAGGCATCCACGGTGATGAAGGTTCAGAAGAATCTGACGCAGAAGACATGATGTACGAAGCTAAAGAAGAAGATGACGAAGAAGATGACGAAGAAGATGACGAAGAAGAGTTAGATGAAAATATCGTTCGTGAATACGTCGAAAAAGTAGCTGATGTAAATGCTAAATCAGAAAGCGGTAAATTAGCTGGTGCTGATGGTTCACGTCCAATCCAAACTAAATCAACTGTAGCTGGTAAGAATGACATGGGTGGCAAAGCAGTTAACATCACTGCTGGTGGTACAAGCGATGAAAATGGTACAACACCAAACAGATCAGTAAAACCAAAAGGTGAATTAGTGGGCAAAGTACTAAACACACCTGGATCAAATGCAGGTAAAACAGCATTCAAAGCTAAAGAAAAACAACAAGGTGGTCAAGAAGGTAAACTAGCTGGTGCTGATGGATCACGTCCAATCAACAAACAAGCAGTTATCAAAACAACACCACGTTAATTAGGAAACTATAATGGCATTTTATCTTAAAGAGAACTTAACTTTTGACGCAGCTAGAATGGAAGTGTTAACTGAAGCTTCAGCTGACGGCAAAGGTAAGAATCTTTACATGAAAGGTATTTTCATCCAAGGTGGTGTTAAAAACCACAATGAACGTGTATACCCAGTAAATGAGATTGAAAAAGCCGTTAGCACACTAAATGAACAGATCAAGGGTGGTTACAGCGTCTTAGGCGAAGTTGATCACCCTGATGATTTGAAAATTAATTTAGATCGTGTTTCACATATGATTACAGACATGTGGATGGATGGTCCTAATGGTTTTGGTAAATTAAAGATTCTTCCTACTCCAATGGGTTTGTTGGTAACAACTATGTTGGAATCAGGAGTAAAACTTGGTGTTTCTAGTCGTGGTAGCGGTAACGTGAGCGACGGAGACGGCAAAGTAAGTGAC